TCCGTTTGGGTCAATTAATTTTCTATTTTTACCTTTTTCATCTTTATAATTACCAAATTTTACGTAATTAAATTTTTCTATATTTCTTGCTTTTACTAATACTATATGTTTTTTCATTTTATTATTTTTTTTAAGTTCCCTGTTATTTAATTCTCTTTCCTTTGTTCTCTTTTATTAAGTTTCCGTCTTCTATCCATGTTTTATTTTGTGAATGTTTACGCCACTTAAATCCAGATTGTCCACCAATATTAAAACGCACTTGATTTTTTTCTGCGCCTTCTGTTTGTTTTTTATCCCATTCCTCTGGGTCTTTAGCAATACTTCTTAAATATTGTGCAAAATTCATATACAAATATAAAGAATTTTGGGAGAGCATAAAGCCCTCCCATAATTCAAATTGTTATTACGATGTAGTAAATGCGTCATTAACACTTCCAACAGCGTGAAAATAGTAACTAGTTCCATCTGTTAATAGGTCAACAAAATCACCTTGTTTTGAAGCCGCTTCAACAATTATATTGTCTACAGCAGTTCCAGCAGTTGAATTTGCTACATTTCCTTGTCCATCATCATTAACACCATCTATGATTGAACTACCAGCCGCGATAGTTATATCATTAGAAGGAGTGTCTTCTTTAACAATGAACTTACAATGCCAACCAGCTTCTAAACTTGCAGCTACTGGTAACGTAATTGAATACGCTCCACCAGCAGAATCAAGCATAAAAACTTTACCACTATCTTCATTTGTTAAAGTTGTAGCGGCAGTAATGTTTTCTACTATTAAAGCTGTTCGCAATCTTGGAACAAATACTGCATTTTCACCAGCAGCTAAAGAACCACCAGATGCATCTGTTCCTGTTAAGAAACTTGCAACCGCAGTTCTTAACTTATTAAAACTAAATTTTTGAGCCATTTTTATTTATTTTAAAGTTATTTACTAAGGTATTCATGCGCATAGGCTATCTATTCACAAATACCAATTAATTATTATTATACGACAGCGTATGAAATATCGCTTATTGCAGCATCATCATGACCTGAATCTTTATCAACAGTCAAAACAGTACCTCTTGATGCTCTAGCAATTTTCGTCATTAGCATATCAGCAAGTCTAATAGACTCACCAGACGCACAAGTGATAGTAGTAGTATCTAATGCACTTACATTTGCACCAGCCCCTATACTGTGAAAAATCACAGTAGTAGCAGTAGTAGAAACGTATTTTATTTCACCAGCTTCAATATAATTTACAACGTTAGCAGTGTTTGCACTACTTGCAACGTCTTGGAATTTTATAAATTTCATTTTTATTTATTTTAAAGGGTTAATAATTAAGATGCACTCAATATACCACAAGACAATGGATTTCTAACAATGATTCCAGATTCAGAAAGCAAGTGTGCTTCAAATTTGTCATCAGCCATCATAGACTTTTGGTCATATGGGTTAATCATTCCAGCTACATATTTCTTAATGAAGCTTCTGTTTACATTCTCAGCACCTTTAGTGATAAGCTCAATATTAGAAACACCAGAAGTTCTTCCAAAATCTAGAAATACCATCTTTCCTGATTCTTTAAGTCTTGTATCTCCAAAACCATTTGTACCACCTGAAGCTGAATGTAAATTAGGGTCATCAAATACTGGGCAATAAGCCATAGTTAATTTGTTACCTAATGCTGTATAAGATGTAAAATTAGCACCTAATTCAACATTTCCACTTACACCAGACATAGAACCACCAGTAAAACTTCCAGATGGAGCAATTAGTAAATCTTTCATTGCTCTATGGAAAGCTAATCTTCCCTCAGTACCAGTCATTACTACATACTCATTACCTTCAGCGTTAGTAGCATTTAAAGATAATTTAGCTAAAAACTCAGTAATTATGTCTTCAGTTAAAGCACCCATTGAATAGGTAGCCTGATTAGAAGAATCAATTTGAGCTAATAGTCCATCACCAGTAACAATAGAGTTTTGTTGACCACCACTTCCAAGTCCTAATGCAGATGAAGTATATGCACCTGGTCTTTGAACTGTAGTATCAGTAATAGAAGTTCTACCATACCATCTTTGTAGTTCTTGCTGATACATGTACTCATCCATCATCATTTGTTCTTTAGTAAAGTACCATAGTCTGTGTCCATTATTTTCAATCCATGTTACATCTGTAATATCTTTTCCAGTTACAGAAGTTTTCTTACGCATTGTAGTTAAGTAATTAACATACGTAGATGGATATACATAGTTTTCACCAACATCATCTCCTGAAGACCCGTTAGGGAATGCAGAACCAATAGAAGCTACAATAGCCTCATCAGCAACATCTGATGTTAATAAAGGATTAGCTGTACCATCAATCATTTCAAATTTAACTACAGAGTCAGTAGCAGCAGTTAATGTACCACCATTAGCAGCAGCTCTTACTACATCAGCAACTGGGTCTTCTAATACTAATGCAGTAGCTCCAGATTGGAATCTAACCATATCGTATTTATTTAAGAAACTTCCAGTTCTTCCTGTAGTTTGTCCGTCAAAAGACATATAGAATACATCACCATCAGCATCCATATTATCATAGTTTCCTGCTGTAGCAGCCGATGCTCCTGAGTTAGCAGTTGAACCTACAAATGTTACACCATCAAGTGAAAGCCATCCATTAGAATAAGAAGGAGTATTATATCTTCCCATTACTTTCCACTCAAAGGAGTTATCTCCTAATACTTTTTCTTTTGCAAATCTTCCTGTTTTTTCTAATAGGAATGTAGCAGAGTATCTAGGATATTGTTGAATAAGAGTTCTTGCAATCTCTGGGTATTGCAAAAGGGCTGTATTCAACGAGTTTTCTGGGGACGTTCCGCTTCCGAAAGTCCCTGTATATACTTTAGCCATTTTTTTTAATTTATTTAATTATACTTTATTTTAATTTAATTGAATAAACATTATATCACAAATCCTAGCATTGCTTTATTGTTGTAAAATTTTATTCTTTCATAAACGCGGCAGGGTCAAATACCGAACTATCTTTTGTTTCGTAGCTTGGTTTAGATTTCCCTTTAAGACTTGGAGAAGTTATTTTATTAAGGATACTGGCTTTGCCATCCTCTAACCCCTGTGCACGAAGTATCTTTGCAAATTTATCTTTAAATAGTAAGAACATAGCTACCTCAGACGCATTGGTATGAGATTTCCATATATCTTGTTGCATATTTCCAGATACAATATACTTGTATGCTTCTTGCTTGTCTTTATTATTTACTTTTCCGCCCATAAAGTCTTCCATTGTTTTGATGTATGTTTGAAGCTCTTTTCTGTTAGTTTCAGCTTGTTGCTTTTGCATTTTCTTTTGCTCTACAGCTTGTAACTCTGCTTGTTGAGCTTCTTGCTTTATAGCTGATTGTAACTGTCTTCTAATTCTGTGCGCTTCCCTTACTAATAATCCTGAGTCTTCCATTTTATCTAATGCTTCCTCAATCTTATCTTCTGCCATACCATCAGCTTTCATTTCTTCTGCTAATAGTTCTTTGTCTGATAATTTAAGAAAATCATTCAATCTAATTGCATTATCATTCATTTCTGGCTCTACAACCTCCTCTTCTTTGACTTCTTGTGTTGGTTGTAGTTTTTGTTTTAATTCATCAACAGATGTATTTTCGTCTAATCCTAAACTTTTAGCTACAGCTTTCCAATCAATATCAGACGGCTGTTCTTCTTCTTTAGGCTTTTCTGTTAATTCTTCATCCCAATCAACATCAGTTTCTTTAGCCTCTGGTTCTTCTACTTTATCAGTTTCTATAGAGTCCCAACTAAATCCATCTTCTGTTTCTGGTTGTTCTGCTGCTGTTTCTTCTAAGCCTTTAACATCTTCAACCACATCTTCAACATCATTTTTTTCTGTAGCTTCTGTTTTTACTTCTTCTTCTTTAGTTTCTACAGGTCCATCTGTTGAAAATGCACTTGGGTCAAATGCTGGTTCTTTTACTTCTTCTGGTGTAGATTGTACTTCTTCTACTAGTTTTGATTTTTCTTCTGCCATTGTTTAATTATTTTTAGTCCCTAATTTGCAAATATAATACTTTTTTTTATGATTCTAAGATAGTTTGTGCTGCTTGATTCATTTGCTCTTGCGAAGCATCTCCTTCGGGTGTAGCTATTGGAGTGTCTTTGTCTCCTTTAGCTAACATATCTTTTAAAACTTCTTTGTCCATAGATACTCTTTCTTTTAAATCAGTTATATCTCGTTTATCATCAGAAGCTATTTCAGCAACTTGCACTCTAGCTTGAGCCCCTATCTTAGCAACTTCAATACTAGTTTGATTATCCATTTGCTTAATTTGTGCATCAGCTTCTTTTTCTTGCATAGACGCCTGAGCTTGAGCTTGTAACATTTCTTGCTCTTGTTGTTTCTGCATTTCTATTTGTTTTTTCATTTCATCCATACCTCTTTCAAGTACATGTTCTGCTTCTGTCATTGTATCTGCTTTCATAACTTTAATAACATCAAGTAAACTAATTTGTCCAGATTGTAATGCAGCTTGTGATAGTTGCTGTACAGCTTGACGCATAGAATCATCTTTACCACTATCACCTACATATACTCCAAAATCTTGTAGTGCAATTTCAGGCATTACATTTAAAAATTTATATGCTCCATCTCCTAATATAACTGCACCTTTTTTACCACCTGCCCATGACAGCTTCATTAAATTACATAATCTTTCGTATATTCTTTTCTTACATTGTATGTGTGAATAAAACCAGCTTTCAGTTATAGTTGCTGACTGCACTACACTTCTTTGTACATTACCTACATATTCATACTGGCCAACAGCTCCTTCTCTTTGTGGGCTTACTCCTGAAATATTTCCAGCAGTTTGTTCTAGCATTAATTTTAAATTAATAAGTTGTTGTACAGATTGTGATAATGTAAAGTCAATTTGCTGAAACTGATTAAAGTTAGCCATCTGACCCCCCTCTTCTTTAGAATTAATAGGTATAATACCATCAGTTTTTAAATGAT